TTACAACATCGTTGGGAGCGGTAAATGTACTTTCAGTAGTTGCACTACCGTAGTATATTTCATGAGTTTTATTAAGAAGGTTGAAACCATCTCTTACCATTTTTCCTATAGTTAATAATGATTGGATCTTGTTTCGATCCTTATTAAATATAGAATCAATGTTAAGGTCTTGAATTTCATGGGCAGCGTTATGTAATATAACACTGTCTGTCAAATCTCAAGATTGCACGGTCTCTCATGACCTGCGAATGGTATTGGCTATGGCAACGAACACAGGATTATCATTCAATAGATTTTTATCTTCAACTTCAAATTTACTTAAAAGTAATTTTGGGTTAGATATAATTCTATTATTGATATTTCCAACTATTCCTGCCATTCCTTGTGATAAGATTCTTTTATATTCTAAAAGAGCTACCTCATCACCAGGTATAGGATAATCATCATTGTTTACTAAAGTTGTAAATAAGTTTCTCAACTTATCATAACTATAGTAACCAAAGTCGATATCCAATGACAGGGATAAAGCTTTGATCATTATAAATTTCTTTCTACTTAAATTCATCATCTTGGTAATTTTCTTACCTTTGATAAATTTAGTAAAAGGAAATTTATAATAAAGTCTACGTAACAAATCAACCAAAGAAAACTTAATGAGATACAGGTTTCCTTTTATTTTGAAATAATCATATAAAATTAAAAATACTGTAAAAGGATTTTTAAAATTATTGATTATTCCCTTTAAAGGAATACCTGTTATATCTCTCTTCTCAAACGGTTTTATTCATCTTTTTGCAAATTCATATGTATCTTTTGATACATGTGTTTTGTTTAAAGACACTTCAACTCCCATTGATGTTAAAACCCGTACATAAGTTTCGGCAACTTTATCGTTTTTAATAACGATATCGTCACCTAACAAAATGTATTGGTTAAAATCATCAATACCATTTAAAAATGCACAATAGTGCACTAATAAATGATGAGTTAAAGTGAAAACAGCTCAAGAAGAGTAAGTCCCCATTGGTTGGCCTGCTGCATACTTTATCAGCATGCCTTCCGGTGTGACAAATTGTCTATTGGATAATATATAACGTCAACTATGAGCAAAATCTTCATTGAAGATTCTAACTAATAGTCTACGTTGTAATTCAATAGGAAATCTGTCAGTAGCAGAAGACAAGTCTAAGGATCAAAAGCTATGCTCGTTGTCATCCCAACCATGTCACGGACTTTGAGTAAAGGTTCTGTCGCATTTATTTAATTCCGAATTCTTTAATATTTTTAAAATAATATTATGAATTGGTTTTAAATATAATTGAGTATAATAGTCAGAAATGGCTATTATTCTTAATTTAGCTTCAGGATCTTTAACAAAACTTAAAACACCATTAGATTTACTCTTAATGGGCTTTAAGTCATTGTCCCAAGCATGCTTGTAAGATCGACAGAAGAAATCAATACCTTCTTGATCAGTAATGTTAAATATACTTTGCATTTCTTCATAACTATATTGTAATAAGTTATGATATGCAGTCAATGTAGCCGGTCCATCCGGACCTGCTTTCGTTGACAAGTATATATTATCTTTACTGAAAGTAGGAGTTGGTCTCTTAAGGGCAAATTTCTTAACAAATTTATTGATAAAACCACCTGGTATAATGTAACTTCCTTTAGGAGGCTCCACTATACTTTGGTAGTTTGGTTTAACTTTTTGTCATTCATTGAAATTTAATTTTCAAGAACGACTAAAATTTAAAATTGTTAAAACAAATTTTAAATTATAAGTTGAACCTTTATCAACAAATTCTTTAAGAAATAAAAGCTTTTTGGGTCACCCATCTTTAGTTAGTCCAATACTCATAGTATTAGTCAACAAAGGCTTTCCACATATGTACCTAGTACAATGTAGACGCATTTGTTTATAATACTTAATAGTATGGATTATCCCTCAATCTTTGATTCATTTAAAAATCATAGATATGAAGGATCTAAAGAACTTTAATTTAATATGAGGAAATACATTAAGTAAAAGTCTTCTTAAAACTTTTACGTGTAAATTACTCATATAAGTTAAAAGGTGATGCTACCTATAGCTGTCTTAATCATTTGTTCAATAATTAAATTATTGGACAAGGGTATAATATAATCTAAATTATATTACAGTAAGTTGTTGGCAAGGTTCAAAAGAACGAACCTATGGACTAATTAGTTTGACTTCAAACTACAGTTCAAGCCCAATAGCTTACCAACATACCCTAATCCTGCTAAAGGATGGCTTACTTTTCCAAGCAACCCGGGTAGTTAACCCGGACCTGAAAAAGACCTAAGAGAAAACATCTAAGTTTTCTTTGATGGTATAATTAGTACAAAAACTAATTATAGTCCTTAGGGACAGTTTACCTCTTTAGG